AGCTGTAAGGCAAAAACTAAACAGTGATGCACTACCTGTAACCATTGATGAAGGCGAAGGTAATGATGAACGCGCAGCTCAACGGATGCAAGAAATAATAGGATTAGCAAGGGCAGCAAGTAGTGAAAAATCACCTGCAATAGCTAAAGGCGGCAAAGATGGTAAAGCTATTGATTATTTTGTTAGAAGCTGTTTTTTATTTGTAAGTATAAATCCGCAATTAGTAAACGATTCAGACAAACGCCGTTTTTGTGTTTTGGAACTAAAGAAATTACCCGATCCGAAACAATTTAACGAACTTGAAAAGCTAAAAAGCAAAGTTATTACAGATGATTTCGGGCCACGTTTTCAGGCGCGAATGCTAAACTTAGCAGATAACATACAAAAAAGCATTAAGCTATTTACAAACGCCGTATCGTTATTAACTGAAGATAGGGCAGTAGGTGATCAGTTTGGTGCGCTTATGGGCGGTTGGTGGCATACGCTGCATGATGACCCGGTAACAGCCGAAATAGCATTAGAAGAAGCAAACGCAATTTTAGAAATGCGCAAATATGAAGAAGACAAAGAAGACCTAACAGATGAACAAAGATGCTTACAACAGATTTTAAGTCAAGAAATACGAATAGAAGCTGAAAACTATGTAGGCAATAAAACAATAGGCGAATTAGTTGAATGCGCATTTAATTACCAGCCATCGGTTAAGCCATCACAGGCTGAAGCAAACGAAAGACTAATGCGTTTAGGTATTCGCGTAATTGGTGATGACTTACTAATACTGAATACATCTGTTTATGTAAAAAAAGTTTTAAGCGGCACGCCTTGGCAAATATCATGGAATACTATCTTATTAAGGCTTAAAGGTGCATCACGCCGAAGTAATACGCGTTTTGCGGCTGGCATGTCGGGGCGTTGCGTTTCAATAAATTTAAAAAATTTATAAAAATTTTTATAAAAATAGTTTGAAATATAAAAAACGGTTGTATCTTCGTGTCAGGATTTGATTAAATGACAACAAAAAACTTCAGATTATGAAAACATATTTAAGATTTACAGAAATTGAACCAACGCAAAATGAAATATCTTACAATGGTTTTAATAACACAGAATTAAAAGGTATTTGTTGTTTTGAATTAAATGATGAAGAATCATTATATTTTCAATCAAGAAAAATAGCTGAAAAATATTCTAATTATGTAAAAAACTCAAATGGTATAGCTTTTATTTTTCAAGGTAAATTTATTGAAGAAAATTTTAATAATGAAGGTGTAATTGCAAAATATAATAATACAATTGAAAAAATACAATTAATACATACTGAACACGGATATAAAATATTATAATAAACATTCTTTAACAACAAAAAAACTTCACACAATGAAAAGAATTATCACATTTACTAGCAAGTTTAACATAGGCGATATAGTTACCTATGATGACAGAATGACAAAGCCGTACACATCAAAAATTATTGATATCAAGTTTACTGATTCTTATCAGTACATGTACAAAGTTGAAGATAAAAAAGGCATTTGGTTAACCGACAGATATTTAACAAATGACACCAAAGGATAAAGCAACCGAACTAATAGAACGTTATAGCTTTGGGCGCTGGCAACAAATGACCGATGTCGAAAAGCTACACACTATAAACATCTGTTTAATGGTTGCTGATGAATTAGGCGATTGCGTTGTATCTAATTTATTAGTACACCATTTGACAGATGAAAAAACTACTGAGGTAGTACAATATTATTTTGACGTATTAAATGAAATTATTAACTTTAAAAACTTCTAAAAATGAAAACGACAACAGATTATTTAATGCCAAACGACAAAACATTAGTTATAACAGGTGAATACAATGAATATTGCCGCGGATCTCGCGATAGATACGGCGTACCTTTAGAACCTGATGAAGATGCTTTTTTTGAGATTTTAAGCACTACAATAGATGATACTGAATACACAACTGATGAACTTGCAATAATGCTTAATATGACTTATGACGAAGTTGAAGAACTTTTGCAAGAATGTTTAAGCAGTCAAAACGAATCAGATTACGATGCTTATATTGACAACCAAATTCATAACCAACTTGATGACCTTCTATATGAAAGATATAATTATTAGCGCTTGCGCTGGCTTATTAGTTGGTTTAACAATGGCCTTAACACTTGAAAAACTTTATCTTATGTTAGTATTTGCATTTATAGGCGGCTTATGTCTTGGTATCGGTTTAATTTTGTTAATTGATAAAAAGAAATGATATGACAGATTTGCATATCACATTAGAAGATTATGACAGCACCTGCGGGGATGGGTGCTGCCATGATTTTGGCACAATAACAATGGTTAACGGCGTTGAACTTGAATGCCATAATACAGATACTGAAACGATTATTAGGCAGATACTTGAGCATTTAGGGTATAATGTAACTATTGAATACAAATGATACTTGGTTTTGGTAGAGTTCCAGAATGGCAAGCCGCTGAACAAAAACACACCTGACAGCTGGAAAGACAGCATTTTTTAATTTAAATATTTATGATTGTAATTGATATAAATCAAAATCAAATAGATAGAGCAAAAGAATTATATACTTTTGTAAATTTAAATGGTTCAATAATGAATGGCCAAAGTAATATATATGGTGCTTTAGGTGAAATTATAATTTATGATTTTTATAAATTAAAAGGTTTTGATATTGATAACAATAGCACTTTTGATTATGATTTAATTATTGATAATTACAAAATTGATGTTAAAACAAAAAAAACTAAAGTTATCCCTATGGAACATTATTTATGTAGTATTTCAGATTTTAATATAAAACAAAAATGTGATTTTTATTTTTTTGTTAGAGTTCTTGAAAATTATGAAAAATGTTTTTTATTAGGTTATAAAAAAAAGGAAGAATTTTTAAAATATGCAAAATATAATAAAAAAGGAACAAAAGATGTTAACGGATTTATATTTAAAGATAATTGTTGGAATTTAGAAATTAAAAAATTAGATAAATTTAAAATATAACACACAATGGAAGAACTAACCATTGAACAGGCAAACAAAATGCCTTTCATTGATTGGGTTAAACATTTTAGGCCAGACTGGACGGACGATGAATGCGAGTTCTACTTATGGGAATATACTTGTTTTCCATTTGGATTTAAAGAAACAATCAAACAGCTAAACGAGCAACTTTTAAAATGAAATATTTAATTCTATTCGTAGCTGCTGTCATCATCGAGATAGCAAGCACGTTTTATATTTCAGCTGTTTCAGATAGGCAGCTTTTGCCAATGGTTTTTTGGGCGTTTGTCGGGCCGTTTTTAGGGTTGCCCTTCCTTGCCTATCAGATTGAAGCAAAAAACAACCGTGACCGCTTAAAACTTGCGCTATGCTATGGTGTAGGCTATGCAACAGGCGCAGCATTAGTAAACATTTTAACTTAAACACACATGAAAACAGCAATTTTAATTTTGGCAGTAGTGCTATTTACTTCTGCAACGTTCCCGGCATTAAAAAAGCAGCCAAAACAAAACCACATTGAACGTTATATAAACCGCTTTTTAAAAACTGCAAAGCAAGAAGCTAAACTTTATAACATACCTGTAAGTATAACGCTGGCACAGGGCATTATAGAATCCAATGCAGGGCGTTCAAGTTTAGCGCGTAAGCATAACAATCACTTTGGCGTAAAGTATCGCGGTAGGGGCAAATATGCTATTTATAAAGACGATACACCTAAAGATAAATTTCAAGTGTATAAATCTGCATGGTGGTCATATCGTGATCATTCGAAGCTGCTAACATCTAAACATTACAGGCATTTAACAAAACTTAGCAGATTAAATTATAAAGCATGGGCGCACGGTCTAAAAAAATGTGGATATGCAACCGAAAAAAAATATGCTGAAATACTTATTAGTGTCATTGAAAAATATGACCTTTGGGTTTATGATGTACCGATTTTTTCACGATAAGACAGAGGGCGATGAATGGCTAATAATTCAGCATTTACCGATGGGTAATTATAAAGCTATCTGCACACGTGAAAATCAATATTATAAATTAGGCGATGTAAAAAATTTTTTCTTTGATGACTTTAATATTTGGTCAAAGGGAAAATTAAAAGCTAATAATCATTCTTTAACAAATAAAAAAAAATACGATGGTAAACCGCGTTACGCTAATCGGTAGGATTGGCAAAGAACCTGAGCAAAAAACATTTGGCGAAAAAACGCTAACCAAATTTAGCTTTGCAACATCTGAAAGTAGCAAAGATAAAAACGGCGAATGGCAAGAAAAAACACAATGGCACAATGTCAGCTATTGGAATAATATTAAACTTGAAAAGGGTGATATGCTTTTCATTGAAGGCAAAATAGAATACCGGGAACATGAAGGCAAATACTATACTGATATTATCGCTTCGTATTGCAGAAAAATTAACACAGGTCAAAAAGCGCAATCAGTAGAAGTTGAAGTTATACCACAAACAGAATTTGATACAGATTTGCCATTTTAAGTTGCAAATATTAAAATAAAATCTTATTTTTTCTTTGTTGTACTCATTGGTCTTTAGTTTGGGCCGCCTGTTTTGAAGTTCAGGCGGTTTTTTTTTAAAAATAAGATATGTATTTAACGTTTGAGCAAGCGATGCAGCTAATAAAACCTAACGGCGCTAAGAATCCTAACTATGCTGGTACCAGAATAAGACAGCTAATAAATTTTGGATATTTAACCGAAGCAAAACCCGATGAAATATTTGTAAAGCATTTTGAAGATTTTGTTTCTTTAGGCAATATAAAAACAGAATGCTTAGTAACTGCTGAATCAGTTTATAAATACATTCAGAATCGAAATGCAGCTAAAGAACAGCTTGGTAAAATTCCAAAACAAAACCGTCACGTTAAAGCTGTGCTATCCAATGATACAATTATTAACTTTATGTCTGTTGATGCAGCATGTTTATATTTTGGCATATCGCGGGTTCGAATTATGAATAGCATTGAAAAGAAAAAATATATTAGAGTTCCTAAAATTGATGAATTAGTAAAATTTATATAACATGTTTAACGAATTAGCAAAAGAAATACATGAAGGTAACGCATCGCGCGGATTTTGGGAAGGTGAGCGCAAATTAACCGAAGTAGTAATGCTTACTGTTTGCGAATTAGCCGAAGCAATTGAAGCCGACCGCGCTCAAAAGTGGGCAACCGAACAAGATATTTTACAATACAAAAATATCAGTACGCCCGAACGTTTTAAAGAAAATATCAAAGACACGGTACAAGATGAAATAGCCGATGCAATAATAAGACTATTGGATTTTAGCCATAAGTTTAATATTGATTTAGATTTTCACATCAAAGCAAAATTACAATATAATGCTTCAAGGCCTTACAAACATGGTAAATCATATTAAAAAACTATGACACGTACAGAACAGCTAAGATTAAAAAAGATACTTGAATACAAAAAAGGCTATTTAGATGCTTTGTTGTGGATTCAAAATGAAGAACCTTACGATGACGAATTAGAATTAAAAATTGACATTTTTACACACAAAATTGAAGAACTTCAAAACAAACTAAAAGGGCATGACGAATGACGAAAAAAAAGCGGCACTAATTGATAAGATTGGTGAGCAAAAAGTAAACGAACTAACTCAAAACATTTGGCTGCTATTAGGCGCACTAAGTACTGCAAAATATGCTATTGCGCAGTTTGAACCTAAAAAATTAAAATTCGAAATGAAAAAACGGTTTATGGATTTGCATACATCTATAAATCTATTTGTTAATAATTTTGAAAAGGCGGCCACACCAACCGAACGCGAACTACTAAATGAAAGCACTTACGACAATGTAGCTGTTATTGCCGAAGTTGTTGCGATGGCATCTACATTGCCAGAATCACAATCAGAATGGTATTTAAACGAATGTAAAAAATTATTATTTTTAGCTTACAACAAATCACAAAATGAACTGCGTAGCGAAAGCGGTGAATAAATTGTTTCCTCATCAGGATTTATCAGAATTTTACGAACGTAAATTAGGCGTTGGTATGGGTGATATCCAGCGCATGATACCAACGGATTTATCTGTATGGGCCGTTTATTGCAACCATCACAAATGTGTTAATTTTGACATTATAAGGCAGCTACCTAAAACTGAAAATTTTATACCGTTATTTTTATTTAGTTCGGTTATGTCTGACCGTTTTAAGCTACATTGTGAATTTGCGTTATGGGACCGTAATACGGTTATAGTTAATGATATTGAACACGATGCTGATGAATATTTTCAACGTAACAAAATACTTCAAGTAGCAGCACTAATTAAGTTTGAAACACATGAAATACTGATAGCTAAGAAATGAAAAACCGCTGCCTAAAAAAGACAGCGGCAACACATGAAAACAGCAAAAGAGCAAACATTATTTAGGCTCGGTATCTTTACCGGGCTTTTTTAATATATCTTTAGGATTCGGAATAAAACCTTTAAAATAACCGATAATATTAACACCTGTTGTTTGTGATACGTTTTCAAAAATTGATTTTAGTTCAATGCCACAAACGAATAAAGCAACGTAATAACTAAGTGTAATTTCAAGATCAAGCATCCAAGTAAAAACTTGACTACTTATTATTGCCAAACAATAATCATTCATTTTTGAAATTGTACGTCTAAAACCGCGCGATTGTATTTTTTCTTTTAATGCTTTAGCTTTACGAACGCCTGTTAAAAAGTCAACTAATAGTAAAAAACTGAGGCAAATAATAAGCGGCTTCAAGATAAAAAGTTGCTGTTTAATTTCGGGCAAAATCTTAATAAAATAGTTTAGCGAATCAGATGCTAATCTAAGCGAATCGGCGGTAATAGTCAGGGAATCCATTATGAGATTTTAATATAACGTGAAACAATAACAGCGGTAGGCGTACCTATAAAGATAAACCACCACGGCAGGGGAACAAATATAACAAAGAATGTAAATGTAAATAGTGAAACCCATGTACCAAAACAGATAGGGCAGGCGCCAAGCATAGACCACGGGTTATTTTTCATATTGTTTTCGACATCATTATAAAGTGATTCTACTTGTTGTAGGTATTCTTTATAAATAGTATCAGCTTCATTAGCTGTTTTGTTTTGCAGTTCTTCGTTTAGTTCCTTATCTCGTTTTTGCTTCCACGCGTTATATTTTGCCCATACGCGGTTTTTTTCTTTGGCTTCAAAGTCTAAGTATAGTTTAGATATAAACTTGCCGTAAGATGAAAATATACGCCCAGAATAATATTCTCCCTGAATAGGTGAACCAATGCAATAATGCAAAAACTTAATTGCAAATGCTGCAAAAATTGATAGTGTTATAAGGTATAGCATTATAAAGGCGGAAATGGTGGCGATGGCTTTGGTTTATATTCGATTATCGGCAAATCTTTTACCCATTGAAACTCAGGATTAACGCAAAATTCCATCTCTTCAAATGAAATTATCCAGTTATCTTCTATGTCTTGTATTGGGTTAAAATAGCTGTCATCGTCATATAATTGACCGACTAAGCTATCTTTTTGCGATTCTGTTAAAAGTCCTACGTATGTCATACTTGTCTTCCTAAAGTTGTGTTAAATGCCTGTACAGCGGTGTAAAAATTACCTGCGTCTGTATCTGTTAAGCCATCACCGATAGATGCAAAAGCATATTGTTTGTTTGAATAAAGTCCTCCATTAGGTAAGCCATTATTATTTGATTCTGCTAAAAATAAACTTACAGTAGGTCTGCCATTTGCAGCATTAGTAAATGAACCTAAAGTAGTATTATTTTTAAATATTTTAACGGCTGTTCCAATTCTATTAGCTATATAATTACCAACTGAATTAGCATCAGCAGGATTAACAGGTGCTAAATTATTAGAATAAAATTCAGTTGCATTTGTAAAAAAAACTCTTAATTGCAAAGCTCTTGTTCCATCATAACAGCCTAATTCAACATCATTTTGTGTTTGATTTAATCTTGAATAAACTGATATGTGATGATTATTATCTACTGCATATTGCGCACTTGGTACAAAAAAAGTATTAGCATAGCCATTAGTACCATTTGCTTGAACACCATTAGAACTATGAGTCCATCCACCCAAAAACACTAATCTAAACGCTGCATTAGTATCAGCAGGATTTTTTAAGTTAAACTTATGAGTTGTTGCAGTACCACCCACGAATGGATAAATAGCTTTCATCTTTGTCCAAATACCATACCCTTTCATATCAAGTACTAAGGTATTTATAGCACTTTTTTGCGTGTTATCTGTAATGCCTGCTGCCGTAATAAACGCCTGCGCATCAGGGTCGAAAGCAGCACCAAAAACGTAAGGGTTAATTATCATCTTGTTCCGATTAAAGTAATTTTTAAACCTGTTGCCGTTCCATT